CGACCGTATTTTTTTATTAAATCCTCTGTTTTAAAGTCAGACGCTTTAATTTCAAATTGTTTGTCGCCAACCTCTAAATAAAAACTACTTTCAAAATCTCCCTCATCCCGTAACGTTACCCGGTTTGTCGGCTGTCCCTTAGCCTCTTTAATTGCGATTGTTACGGGGCTGTATGGTGCATAATCCGAAATTTCGACGCCCAAACGGTTAATACCTTGTTCAAACAATTGTTCCTCGGCGTTCAAATCAACTATATATGACTCATTGTCCCATATAATGTTTTGTATTATCCGCCCGGACGTCAAAGCCTCGTTGAAATCCGCAACCCTTTTTCGCAAATCGGTTATCCGTTTCATAAATACAACTTTTACATGAAATTATATACAACTTTCCCTTTGAATTATATAATTACACGGTTCTGTATCTTACCCCACGGTTATTGCAGGCTAAACAGATACGGTCTAACCCTTGCGTATCTATTTGCAACGCCTCATAAGACTTTTTAAGGTCGTAACCTAAACCGCCGGGACGAACGCCGGACGTGTTGCCGTCCAACTCATACAAAATATCCATCCGGGTTGCGTTTGATTGATTGCGGTTAACCCTTACGTTGGGGTTCATTGCCAACGTCCGCAATGCAATTGCAGCAACTTGTCTTTGTATTACCGTTTGGAAAATCTGCCTTTGGGAAATAATGAAATCCGTTAAATCGCATCCAATAGTAATTTCGCAATTCAGCCCGTAATTTTGGGTTCGTGTGTACATCGTGTATGCAATATCCCACAACTCCGGGTATTCTGCGAACGTTTCCGGCGCATTATACATAAACGGCGTTACTTGCAAATACTTTGTCAATTCTCGCCAAACCTCAACGAAACCCATGTTGCACGTTCCGCACGGCTCCCGGCTCCAATCCTTTGATACGTTAATTGCTTCCATTCCGGCGGGTAATTCGTCTTGATTGTAGCAAAGGAACCACGCCCCCCCGGCGTTGTTCTTGTCGCTTATATACGGCAAATAACAATCATTTAACGGGAACCACTGAAAACCGCCATTTGTAACGGTAAAATTCAAATCAAAAGTCTTTATTGGGTCTATCTGCGACGAATGAAACAAATACATTCTAACAACCCCGGTTCCCCCGGTCATTTGCAAACCTATCTTTTCAATTTTCGCCGTCACTCCCATTGCACGAACCGGTACAATTTCAAATCCTACCAACTTATGATTGTTTTGCAACGTCGCCCGTATGCGTCCGGCACCATCAAAGAACGTTTTTCGCTCCAACAAATTACGTGTTTCTTTATCCAACTGCTTAATCTGTGTAAACGTCTGTATTGCGGTCGCAATTCCGTTTCGGGTCATTCTCTCCAAAAAGTCCGTCAACATATTATACGGTTTCCAATATGGGTTTCCGTAATCCTCCCGGCTGTAATCATTATTAAAATCGCTTGCCGTTGGTTCCTCTCCGGTGTTGTCAATTTTAGCAATCCAAACAATACCGTTATGGCTCACTTTCTGCCCGGCTTTGTACGGCAATATCATGTTCCATTCCGGGTATTGCAGCCCCCAATCATCCGGCATAATCGCCGCCATATTATCCAACGTCAAAAGCGGGTGCGCACCTTGAAAATACAACCCACTTTCCGTCTGCGTTAAATTGTCGTCTATCGCCTTTGCCGGGTCGTATGATTGCTCCCACCCGCACACATTTTTTAACGCTTCGCATATTTCATTTATTCTTATCATAAAAACGCCCATTTATTTCCCATATTAAGAATTAAGATTGCAATAAATAAGGGGGCGGGGATAACCACCCCGTCCCCTCAGTTAAATAATTCGTTATGCTCCGGCGTTATGCGCTCGCACCTCCGGCGGGAAATTCCCCGGCGTTGGTTACATATACAGGCATACCCAAAGGTACATTTTCCGCACGTGCTTCAATCTGCGCTTTGATAATCGGATTTGCAACGATTGCTGGGCTGCTGTTGTAAGCAATTACAAACGCAACGTCTGCACTAAATCCAAAATATTCTTTCACGTTGCACGTCATATCGGCACTCGCTGCGCCTGCTGTCTGTGACTGGTCGCCAACTGCTGTGTAATAGTGCGAACCAACGGGCAAATCAATGTACGGCAAACGTACAACGTCCCATTCGTGGAAATTCGCACGGGTGCGGTTCAACGCCTCACGGTCAACACGTGTTAAAACGCCAACGTTACCATCCTCTACGGCAAAGAATGTGCCGTTTTTGCTAGCTTCATTTACGACGTTGTTTGTATAATGGAACACTTTATTTTCGTATTCCATACGCTTGTTTACGTCGTTATAAATACCGTGCTGTGCCAATTTTTTAATAAGGCTGTCAATTCCGGCGTTACCTACGACGTGAACCAAACCCGGATAACAATTAGCACGCATAATCGGGTTAATATCGCCCATAATTTCGGTTGCCATCTGCGTTGGAACCTCAATAACGTTGGAGGCGAATTTGTAATTCAAATTGTCTTTCAATACTTGGGCTTTTTCTGCCTCCAACGCTGCAACGGCTGCTTGGTCTAACGAATTTGCAAACGCTCTGCAAACCTTTTCCATTTTGCGGTTGAAATCGTGGTCATACGAAATTTCGTTGTTCATATACAACGTTGGCACCATTGTAAAACCGACGGAATATGTCGCCCAAACCACGGTATAAAGTGCGGACGTGTTTTCATCGTCCGGGATAACACACGTACGAACGTTGCTAACCGTAACGTCGCCATCGTAATTGATAACCGGAACTTGTACCGTATTTCCGATTGAGGCAAACGCACGTTCACGCAATTTCGGGGACAAAATGGAATTTCCGGCGTTGGTCTGTTCAATGAAAAAATCCAATGCGCCATACTCGCACGGGCGGGTCATATTACGGTCTAACTCCGGGTTTTCTACTCGCCAATTCTGTAATCTTGTTGCAATTAAACTCATAGTCTTTTTATTTTAATTTGTTATTAAATGCGGGTTTACCCATTACCCGGTTATCTCTCCGGCAATTTGTTAATACTATTTTCCTGCCAAACCTTTCTCATATCTTCGTCAAACTCTTTGGAACCTACCGTTTTACCTTGCGCCATCAATTGTTTTGTAATAAGTTCGTACGCCTCTGATTGCGTTTTGGCTCCGCTTACGTCCAATGTAATTCCGCCGCCTCCGGCACCGCCTGCGGGCTTATTTGTGCCGCCTCCTAGCTGTTGTCTTTGCTGCTCCAATACTCCCATCGTTTCCAATTCTTTTGTCAGCAACTCGGCGGGCGTGAATGGGTTCAACTGATTGTTTGGATTGCGCATAATTGCGCCGCTTGCATCTTTGAACGCCAAAACCTTTCCGCCGTTTCCGTCGTCTATATATTCCGGGTTCATGCCTTTTACTTTTTCGGTCGCCTGCGTCAAAATAACCTTTGTTACGCTTTCCGGGAATCCTGCTTTGAATTTAAGCCCGGCGGCGGCTGTCTGCAATGCGTTGTCAATTCTTACTCCGAACAATTCTTTTTCGTGGTTTGCCTTTTCTGCCTCATACTTGGTTGTCAACTCGGTAAACTGCGTTGTCACGTTCTGCAAATCTGCTTTTGCCTGCTTCAATGCTTTCACGGTTTCCGCATCTGCCGCACCATCGGCAATTGCCTTTTCTAAACGGGCTCTTTCCTTGGTCAATGAATCAATCTGCGATTGCAGCCCGGTTGCGCCATCGGCTTTTGTTTTCATTTCCCCCATTACACGTTTTGCGTAATCATACGTTTTTTCGGTTCCATTTTTAGCGATACCGGAAACCGCCAAAATATCGGCATCCAAAGCCCCGTAAATTTCGCCCGTTTTCTTGGCAATAACGCTGTTTTCGTCATTCTGCGATAATGTTGTTATCGCTGTAATCTGTTCGTCAGACAATCCCGACAAAGCCGCATTTGCAACTAAAATTTCTCTCGTTAACATAATATTCTTACCCTTTGAATTAATTAAGTGCGATTGCTTTTACTGCTCCGCTGTTTGCGTTAATAATATCAATTGTGTATTTTGGGAAATTCCCGGTTGTGTCAACCAACCAACTAACAACACGTGCATGGCTGATTTTCTTTTCATCCTCTTTTGTTACCAAAATAACGTCGGTAATTGTTCCGCCCTCAATACATTCAATCAACTTTTTCTTTGTGTCGCCGTTCAATTCTGCGGCGGTTGTGGTTACTTCAATAACCAAATTGTCTTGCTGTGCAATCTGTGCCATATTCGTAATTTTTAATGGTTAAACATTCTCGTTGTTTTCCGGGCTATCGCCTGCCGCTTCCTCTGCTTCTGCTGTTTTTTCGGCTTTTGGTTTTCGTCCGGCTTTCTTTGGTTCTGCTGGGATAACTCCGGCGACTGTCAGTTCTGCAATAATTTCGGCTTTCATTTGTTCACGTTCTGCCGCCTTTGCTTCTGCTGCCGCCTTTGCTGCTGCTTCTGCCTTTGCTCGTTTGCTGGCTTCAATCTTTTCTTTGTTCGCTGCCTCCCAAACGTTCGGGTCGTGCATAATGTCAACTTTATAACCCATTTTTCGCAAATTGTGCAATCCGAATGTTTCAAAGAACTTTTTTCCGAAAACCTGCATACGTGGTCGTGAAATTCTTTCGCCCGTTTCTTGGTTGAATTTTACAACCTCAATACGACAATGATAAAAACTTTCTTCTCCTTTTGGAACAATGAAATTTTCCGGGGTAACGTCCAACAATCCGACGTCCTTTGTTTTACCCTCTGTTTCTGCTTTCACTCGCATAATCATAAATTTTTTTTGTTATTACTTCAATTTTCTTGGAAAATGGTATTTGGCTGCCAAATTCCAAAACGTTTGTATTCTCACGTTCAAACCTACGTACAAAATTAGCGAAATTCAATTTAATGCGCAATTCATCCTCGGTAATTAGCTGTTTTTCGTACAATTCTAATACTTCCGGACGTGTCAAATGTCGGTACGGCTCCAATTCTGCCAACACTAACATACGTTGCATTTGTATTGGGTCGTGTCTGTACTCCGTTTCGATAATCTGATTTTGTAGCGCATCCAATTCCCCCTCGCTTGCTCCGCTTTCTTTCGCCATCTTATAACGTTCTCGCAATTGGGTTGCATCAGACAAATAAAACTCGGTGCCATAATTGATTTTTGCCGAAATAAACATTGTTCCATAACGCAAACGGCAAACGGTTTCGTCAACGAACTTTTGCGCCGCCTCAAAGCCTTTTTTTACTCGGTTTAATACCGTGCTTTGGCTTTCAAAATTGGCTTTAATTTGCTGTTCATTTAATGCTTCACGGGTTGTTATTTCCTCGTTGGTACCAACAACCGCCGTAATTATGTTTGTACACAACCGTTCTTCCTCGCTAACGTTATAATCCAAACTATTACGGTCAACGGTCAACATCTGAACCGGGTTGCGCAAATCCGGCTGTTTGTCGCCGTCCGGTACCGGAATTTCAATGAATGAACCAACCCCGACAATTCGTTTATCTCCGCATTTCGGGCAACGCATCAATAAACCCGCTTGGTCTAATTTATAATAGCCTTGTTTATCTTTCAAAAACCCGCCGTCGCAATAATCGCCGTTTTCGCCGTTCGTAAAATCGCAACTTTGTTCATATCCGGAATAAATCGGGTACGACCCGTACATATCCAAATTTTTCTTTGATAAATGATAAAAAAGGAACCAATCTAAACTTTCCAACTCGGTTGTTAACGGGGACGCCTTAACGTCCGGTTCTCTCAAACTCAATGGTTCGTTCCAAAAAAAACGTGCTGGGCAATATCCCAAATCGTGCGGGCTATCAATCAGCAATTCGCCAATATTGCCTTTTTCCTCGGTAAATACCCGGTATCGTTCATCGTCAATTACGGCAATACGGTTGTCGTCCTGCCGGAATATTATCCAACGCATAACGCCCGTTGTTTTGTCTGCCTTGTATGAAATAACGTGTTCTATTGGCAACCAATAAAAGTACGGTTGCGGGTAATTATCGCCGGGGGATTGCTCTTTTGGCAAATCAACAATTAATACGCTGTTAATTTCGGTTTTGAAATATTCCCATCCCTTTGTGCTCCAAATTTCGGGTTCTTCCAATACGTGTTGTCTGTAATACTCCCAATCGTCCCTTTGTTCGCTGTTCATAAACTGATAATTGAACGCCGGGTTACGACCGTCAAAAATGCGGCTCAACTTATCAAAACAAACGCCCGTTACCTCGTTTGTCTTGACGGGGTAACGGAACAATGTTTTGAACACTTTGAATTTGTCTGCGGGTATAAGGTTTGAAACATAAGCCAAAAAATCGGTCACGGGTTGCGTAATGTATGGCGTCAACGCCTTTTCCGCATGAAATCGTATGCGGTTTTGGTGGTAAATCGCCCTACTTATCGCTGCTTTGTTCCGTGGCTCCGTTATCTGCTTTTTTATTTCTCTTATATCTAAGCCCATTTTCTTTGTCAAATTCAAATTTACTATTTTCCGGTAACTGCCAACCGCCGTTATTTGGCATTTTTAAAAGTCTTTCGGCGTGGCTAACTTCAAAATCTCGTGTCGTTTTCAATGTTTCATTTTCCAACGTCACTATTGTTTGTTTACCCTGCTGCATTTTTTAAGTCTGTTAGCGGGTTAAAATCTTCCGGTACGATAATAGCCAAATTATCCGACCAATTAGGTAAAAACGCCCATTGTATTGCGTTGCTATCGGGTGCCTCAAATCCTCCCAATGTTTTATCCCCGATAAACAAAGAACGAATTGGAATAGGATAATGCGTTGTTGTTTTTGTTGTCGGGTCTTGCAATGCACCAATTGCGCCGTTTTCATCAAACAAATAAACCCCCAAATTTTGGGAATCGCTTTCACATTGCAAATCTTTCAATGCTTTAATCAGTGATTGCGGCATTTTACGCATAACCGCCGTAAATGGGGTTGGCTCACGTCCTACAACTTCCTCAATACCTCCCAACGTTTCGTTTCCTCCTCCAAATGTACGGGGTGCGCCCGCTTCTGCTGTTGGTGCTTGAATGTACGGGGAAACAACAATCTTTGTGTTGTCATCTGCCGATAACAACAGCGTCCATGACGCTTTTTTTGTAATACCCGCCGTCGAGGTAAATGAATTTTTTTCTCCGGCGCTTTTATACAATCTCTGAAACGCTACTTTCTGAATCTGTCCGAAACTCTCGGCACACGTAAAGTTTGGAATGTTTGGCAGCGCTGCTGCCGGGCATTTACAAATAGCCATAATCTTAATTTTTTAACGTTAAAACTTTTGTTATTATCTCCGGGGGCTAACCCTTTGCCCCATTACTTATTGCAAAGTTATAATATTTTCGGCTAAGCCCTTGCATATATGAAATAAAATTCTAATTACGACGTTTAATGCCCCTTGTTGCTTGGCTGTATGGTCTTGTATCGCCGTCCGCCAATTCCTTTTCATATATTCCGGTCAAACCGTCCTCCGGGTCGTCATGCTCATTTGCTGGGAAATCACGCAAAAACCCGGTTACGTGTTCATGTATCTTTGGAAAACGTTCCTCCCATCCTAACGGCATTATGATTTGGGCGTTGACGCTTGCCGAATTTGTTATAATGCGGCTTTCCTTGTTGGCACCTTGGTAAAATGGTTCGGAAATCGCTTTTATCTTTTTACGTATCAACTTTTCAAACCCGGCACCGCCGTTGTTACTTTCAATCCATGCTTTTTGCGTTCCACAACGGTTTATCATTTCCGGGACGGTAACGGCTGTTACTTCTGTATTTTCCTGCGTAAATACCATGTCAGTAATTAGCGCATACAAAATCGGTTCAAACCGTTTCTTTTGTTCGTTCCATGCCTCATTACCGGATTTGTAAACGTCATAACACGCCGAAAATGTAAAGTCGTCGCCCTCGTCTGCCACGTCTGTATAATTACCACTACGCACGAACGTTCCCCATTCTGATTTGTCAACGTACGTTCTGAACGGGTTCCGGTACAATCTACCCTCTGCGCTTCCGGGGTTTCCTTGGTCTAAGCATTGAAATTGTATTGGGTCTAACGCTCTTTCACGCTCCAATTTTACCCGGCTGTGCATACTCTCCCATAAAGCCGCCCCCGGTTCCCTTGGGTCAATCTCGTTTGGTTCCCCGGTTTTCAACGCTTCAAAGTTTATGCGAACCCATGCACCATCCGGAATATTTTTAATGCTGTCCCAACTTTTAATATCAATAATCTTTTCGCCTCCCTTTTCAATCTTACCAATCAAATCTTCCTCATGCCATCGGGTAAATACAATCAGTTCTTGCGATTTATTGTGCAAACGCTTTTTTACAACGGTCGTGTACCATTTCCACGCCGCATTGCGTACAATCGGGCTGTTACCCTCTGAATAATCTTTGTAAACGTCGTCCATAATCATAACGTCAACGGTCTTTGACGTCAACGCACCGCCACGACCTACAACACGCAACGAACCCTTATGCCCAACCATTTCTATAACGTCAGAATTTCGTAAATACGTGTTTGCCATCGTTACCACATTTGAACCATTCAAAAAGGTTTTCGGAAATATTTCCCGATATTTTGGGGTGTCAATTATTCTTTGTACGTCCCGGTTAAAATCCCTTGCAATTGTGGCGGCATACGAACCAATACAAATTTTTGTGTCCGGGTTCAATCCTAACATAAAAGCGGGTAATTTTCGGCTTGAACCCTCCGATTTTCCGTGCTGGGGCGGCATTTGCACAATCATTTTTTTTATTTCCCCGTGGGCGAACTTATCCAATAGCGTATAATAAACGACGTGGAACGGTTCCAAAGCCAAATCCGGTTGCATGTACCGGGCAAAGTTTATCAGCCTATGGCGTGCCGCCGCTTTTACTATCTCGCCGGGGTTGTTTT